CCCAGCAGATTTTCCATCTCATCGGTAGCATCCGCAGGACCGCCGTCTGAAGCAATGATGCGGCTTCGGGAGGACGGGGTCAGGCCGAACTGCTCTGCGAACTTGTTCATGATCTTCAGATAGGTCTGTGCGATGGACACCTGCGGCACCTGCTGCCAGTAGCCGGACGGGGTCTTGACAATGGTGCCGTGCTGGGTGATGAACTCCTCTGCCTCCTTCCATCGGGCATATGCCTGACAGTAACCGGCAAAGGCCGCCATATCCACTTCGGTCAGGATGCCGATGGCTTCCATCTGTTTTGCAAGTCTGCGCCACTCTTTCTTTGCTTCCGGCTCCAGCCACTTCGGACAGGCCGGTGCTTTCTTGTTGGGCTTCGGTTCGCTGGTGTTCAGCGGATGCTTGCCCGGATTGCCTTCCAGCTCCTTCATGGCGGTCGGCTTTGGTTTTCTGCCTCTGGTAGCCATTGGCTTCCCCTCCCTTCTGTAAAAATGGGTAAAGAAAAAGGACCTCCGAAGAAGTCCTTAAAATATCATTTTCCCAAACGAGAAACTTTTTCGTATGAATAGTAAGTAGTTTCCCATTTCGACAACTTTATATAAAACACATCGGATACGAGGCACAGCCCCTTTTCGGGGCGTGTACCTTTTGGGTGCTGTTATGCGTTGGGGTTGGCTTCCTTCCAAGCCTCGTACTCATCGACCAGCTCCGCTTCCTCGATGACCTGCCAGACGCTGCAGAAGCGGCTTCTCTGCTGCTCGATCTCCGCTTCTGTCCAGTCTTCCGGCTTGCGGCTCATGTCGTGGTAGGCATCCATCTCCGCTTTCGTCCGGAAGAAAAGGATCTGCTTCAGCTTCAGCGTTTCCTCGTTGTTCCGCAGGCTGTACCGCTTGTCTTCTGCCGCCTTGCAAAGGCTTCCGAGGTCGCTGCAGCTGAGGGTCATGTCCTGCTTGAAGGCAATCTCGATGCCGATCAGCTTCTTCTCGGTGTCGGCTTCCTGAATGTTCTTGAGGTAGGTTTTTGCTTTGTTCGTCATGGTCTGTATCCTCCGTGTGTTTTGTTTTCCGTAGGGCTTTTCCCTTCGTTGTGACTGTATATTACCGTCACTGCCCGGACATAGCAAGCGGCTATGCCGCACGATCATACACACCTCTTTTTGTCGGATTTATGTGTATTTCCACACTGGAGAAATCCGCCACTACGAGCAAAAGCCCCCGAAGGAGCTCTGCCCTTTTTCAGTGTGCGTTCTTGATGCACCACTCGATCGCGTGACCGGCATCCGTGTAGGTCTCATCGGAAATCTTCAGAAGCTCCAGTCGGCACTCAATCGGTGACCAGCCTTCCTCTGGGTCTTCCACAAATCCGTATACCGCTCCCTCCAGCATGCCGTTCCAGTTCATCTGGGCAACCAAAACCCGGTCACCGAACTGCATGATGCTGTCGTAGCAAGGTCTGAGTCGGTCGTAGAAACTCTCAATGCTGATGTTGTTTTCTGGAAAGTCGATCAAATGCTTTTTCATGGTGAATTCCTCCGTGTTTTCGTTTTTCCCTTGGGGCTTTCCCCTTTCGGTATGTGCATATTACCGTCAGGTGCAGCAGATAGCAAGCGGCTAAAGTACACGATCTTCTGCCCTGAATACCAAGCAGAATGTACATCACTCTGCATCCTGCTCCATGAGTTCCACAATGGTATCGTAGAAGAACTGCGGGTCATATGCCAGCGGTTCCCGTCCGGCTTCCTTATCCATCCTGATCTGGTCTTCCACCATATCCTCGGCATCCTCCAGCGTAAAGGCATCCTTATCGCTGTCCTCCATGTGGTTGTAGATTTCCACGATGACATCCATCATCCGCTCTTCCATGTGCTTCTCCTTTCTGGCGCATCCACGCCGCCACATCTGCCCCTGTGTTGGACGTTGTCGGTTCATTCGGATCGTTTTGCCACCCGTGGCACAAGCCCCTGTGTGGGGCTGTGTCGGGGGCTGTCGGTTTATCTGGTCATCCGTCCCAGCAGGTAGGCTTCTTCCATTGCTTTCTGGATGCCCCAGACCGGAACCTCAATGAAGTCCTCGCTGTCATTATCGCGGGCTTCGAGGTCGCCCCGGCTGTCTATCGCTGCCATCAGGCGCTTGGCGATCTCCAGCAGGGCTTTTTCCTCTTCCTTGGTGATGTTCTTCTTCATGGTGGTTTCCTCCGTTTTTCTTGGTTTTCCGTTTCGGTATGTGCATATTACCGTCTATGTCACACACTATCAAGCGGCTATACTACACAAATATGTTCCCCCGGAACTGTGCGTATTACGGCAGAAGAAAAGGGCCGCCGTTTCCGGCAAGCCCCATGTGTTTCTCTGGCTTAGTAGTCTTCATCGTCCTCGTAATCTTCCTCTTCGTCCCAGTCATCTTCCTCTTCATCCCAGCTGTCATCCTGGTCTTCTTCCTCATCTTTGAAGTCCCACATATCTTCAGTCGGCTGGTTTCTAAGGTCTGGGTTCTGCTCGACATAGTCGGCAACCGCTCCGCAAAGGATGTCCAGAACCTTTTCGTAGGCTTCCTCGCTGTAGACTGCCCAGGCATCTGCAGTCAGCTTTGCGATTTTGTCGTTGCCCTTGACTCCAAGGAACCGCCCTGCAGGGTTGCAGGTTTCCTTGCCGTAGCCGATGCCCAGCTGGTCGCCATCGTTGTAAAAGCGGTATCCGATGCGGCTCATTGCCCTTACCAGCTCCCCTGCGAGGCTGTCTGCCTTGCCCGTCTCCGGTACCAGTTCCTTGAAAAGTTTATTGATGCGTTCTTCGTTCTTCGTCATTGTCGTATCCTCCGTTTTTGTTGTTTTCCCCTTTCGGTGACTGTATATTACCGTCACCTCGGAGCACTATCAAGCGGCTAAACTACACGATCATTCAATCCTGTAATTGTCATATTTATGTGCTTTTCATGCCAGCTTTCGGAAGACAGACACGAGCAAAAGGCTGGTCATTTCCAGCCCCTTGCGCCTGTCGGTCTTGCCTTTAGCGGATGATTTCAAGGTAGCTTACGTTGCCCCAGCAGTCCGTTCCCTTGAAGCGGATGCGCTTGTCATTCTCCCTGTCGAGGGTGAATTTCCGCAGGAGCTTCATCTTCTGGATGCGGTTCAGAAGGTCCTTGCCGTTCTTCGCATCCTCAACGGCATCCCTGATCTCGACCACCGCGCTGTCGCTTCCGTACCAGAGGTTGCTGAGTGCCTCTGGAATTCCGTTTGCAAGGTAAAGGCTGATTTTTGTGTAGGTCATGTTTTTTTCTCCTCAGAATGTCATCGTTTCCAGAATCTCATCCATGCCTGTCTCCCAGTCATGGCAGCTAAGTTCGATTTTGCTGTACATCTCTGCGCTATCCGGCTCATCGAAAAGCCGGAAGCATTCTCTTGCCAGCTCCTCGCTGGTGTGCTGCTGGATTTCATCCGGCTGTCCATCCAGCCGTGTAAAGATAATCTCGTAAGTGTAGCGTTCCATGTTCTTTGCCCCTTTCGTTTTGGTAGCTGTATATTACCGTCACTGCCGGACACTATCAAGCGGCTAAAGTACACGATCATCTGCGCCCTGAACTGGTGGATTTATGTGTTTATCCGGGGAAGTTTCCCTCCCCGTTTTTCTTAGCTGAACATCTCTGCCGTGTCATCGTCGATCCAGAGGTGCATGCCGTCTGCTTCCATAATCGCATGGTCTTCATGAACCTCGGTGATGATCCCTTCCCGGCTTCCGCTACCATCGAATTCGTCCCAGTGCCATGTTGTCTTTCTTCCTTTTTTCCATGTTCTCCAATCAGCCATTCTGCTGTCCTCCTTTGCTTTTTGTAGCTGTATATTACCGTCACTGCCCTGTGATAGCAAGGCCATAAAACCTCATATTATCAACGATCTTCGTCCCTCATGTTTGGTACATATATGACCCCTGATTGACTTGCTATATATGTGTTTCTGCGGCATTATACACACAACGAAAGCAAAGAAAACCAAACCAAAAACGGAGGACAAAAAACATGAAAAAGACCATTACAGAAGTTGAAACCGCAATCGAAAACCGCATCGCAGAGCTTGAAGAAGAATACGAGCTGGACATTTACGACCGCAACGACATTCGGGAAGAAGAATACCAGAAAGCCGGATGGCGGCACGACCCTTTCCCAGAGGAGCTTGAGGAAGATGACGAAGAAGAGGAAGAGGATTGGCACTACCACAGCATGGAGGAACGACTGAACGAGGTCGGCATGAGCATGAGGGATTTCTTCTAAGGAATCCCAAGAGGCTCCCCAGCAGAGACTGGGGCTCTGCCTCGTATCCCCCGTTTTGGTTTGGTATGATACACAAAACCGCTGCCAGATGTTTGTGTACATTATGGCGGCGGTTCATCTTGCTATCGTTGCTTTATAGAGGTAATATACAGTAAACTGGAAGGGGGTTCTCATTCTTTTGAGGCCCCCATTTTCCGTCTAATCGGCTTCGCCCCGTATTGCCTGATACATCACCCTGCGGTTATGCGCTCTGGCTCTTTTCTTCAGATCACGCTTCCATCTGCGGATTCGCTCTGCCTTATTGTGATTTCTGGAAAACACATAATCATCCAGAATGTATCTGCCGCCGTGTTCCCTCTCGCCATAAGCAGGCATCTTTCTGTGTCCCATAGGCTCCTCCTGTTAAACCAAGCCCTCCCGGTCTTTTCTGGCCGAGAGGGTATTTTTCTGATTGTGCTATCTTATTCCGGCTTCGTTCCGTCATCCATCTGGATGACCGCCATCTGTCCGAACATGCTGACGAATGCCTCCGGCACCCAGAAGCGTTCCCTGAATTTCCGGATGAGGTCCTGGGGCAGTTCTGCGAAATCTTCCTCGCCCAATCCGCAAATGAAGAAGTTTCCCTTGATGGGCTGCTCCAGCTCTGGAATGTATCTGCTGAATGACTTCTCGGTGAACAGCCCGTTGTCATCGGTGACCAGGGCGGCGCATTCTTCCCACGGGTAGGTGGCTGTGATGCAGTCGCAATCGAGGATGCGGTAGAACTCTTTCAGAGAGTTTTCAATGTCCACCACCTGCGGATGCTCCATCGGTTTGATCAGAAGAACTTTCATTCGACCCAGCCCCCTTTCACGATTGCCCAGTCTGCAAGATGCATCTTCTGCTGTCCGCCCCATGCAATGTCCTCTAATGCTTCCTCCGTTCCGCAGCGGTTGCAGATCTGGATGTCCGCCCTTCGGCTGAGTGCCTGCTGCTGATGGTCGTAGCAGTCGGGCTTTGCTCCGCACCTGGGGCAACGCGGGCCGGTCTGTCGCGTTTTACCAAGGCGGTCGAGCGACACCTTGACCTCGGCATCCGTTGCCACACGGTGGCAACTGTCCGCGCCGTAGGCAACGTTTAGATGGCTTCCGGTATCCCAGCTCACTAAAATGTTTCCGGCATCATCGACCCCGTTGCAGGTTCCCTGCGTTCCGATGGTCGGTGCCTGCCTGTCATCCATCTCATCGAGGACGATCCGACATCCGACCGGGAACTCTTTTCTCAGCTTCTCGACCGTTTTCTTATCTGCGAAATTCATGCCTGCACCTCCTCGATCATCCGCTGGGCGGCATCCTTATCCATGCATTCCTTCAGCGCACCTTCGAGGATGTGCATCGGGAAGTGGAATGCCTTGTAGCCGTCATGCAGAACTTTGTAGTAATACCGGCTCGGTGCGCGGCGTCCGAAGTCGTTCTCCATGATGTAGACCATTGCGGTCACCATCTCCGGCTCTGCCCTTTCCCGGAGCAGTTCGATGTTCAGATCTTCCTTGCGGTAGTAGTTCGGGTAGCCCTCATAGAGGTCGAGGTTTCCTTCGTCCCTTTCCGAGATCTCCCACACCAGAACCGGCGTGTTCTTCTTCGGGTTCGGTGCGATGGTGGCGCAGCCACGGAACAAAAGCTCCCAGCCGGCCAGCACCGCCTGCCCTGCAATTTTTGCATCCGGGCATCGGTCTGCCATCTGCTCCACCGACAGGTTGCTGCCGTAGGCGATGTAATATTTCTTGTTCTTCATTTGAATCTCTCCCTTCGGTTTTCTCCGCTCTTGTCTGGCGGTATGGTATATATCACTCTTCTGCCCTGATTTATCAAGGCCGATGAGCATCATATACTGCACAATGTTTTTTGCTTTTGATCGTGTACTCTTACATCATCTGCCGCTTCTTCAGATACCGGATGGCTT